AATAACAGGGGAATTCATTACTATTAAGACACGTATTGGTATCCGTGATGTATTGTATACAAATCAGATTAACCCAATGGTATTCTTCACAGGTAACGGATTACTTAACTACGGTAACAAGTCAAGTTTCAACTCACAGTCTGCACTTGATCGTATTAACGTAGCACGTTTGATTGCTTACATTCGTAGACAATTGACAATTGCCGCTAGACCATTCGTATTCGAACCTAACGATGCATATACAAGACAACAGATTCAGGGTGTTGTACAAACACTTCTTGTTGATTTGGTAGCAAAGCGTGGTGTATATGACTATCTAGTAGTGTGTGATGAATCTAACAACACACCTGCAAGAATTGACAGAAATGAACTTTGGATTGACGTTGCAATCGAGCCTGTTAAGGCAGTCGAATTCATCTATATCCCAGTTCGTGTCTTCAACACTGGTGAATTATCATCGCTATAAAGAAATGAGATGGGTGCCTCTTAGTGAGGCACTCATTTCAAAAGATAAATATATCTAACAGGAGAATATAAAAATGGCAACAGCCTCACAATCATTGTTCAACATGACCGTAGCGTCTGATAATGCTGGTGGCAACCAAGGTCTTTTGATGCCCAAACTTCAATTCCGATTCAGAGTTAACTTTTTGAACTTTGGTGTTGATGCTACAGGTGGCCTACAGTTGACAAAACAAGTTATCGATTGCGCTAGACCGCAAGTACAGTTTGACGAAGTTACACTTAATGTGTACAACTCAACTATGTACGTTGCAGGTAAGCCAAAATGGCAACCACTTTCAGTCAACATTCGTGACGATGCTTCAGGCAGCGTTTCGAGAGCAGTTGGTCAGCAACTACAGAAGCAGTTCGATTTCGTTGAACAAGCATCTGCGGCAACTGGTCAAGACTATAAGTTCCAAACTAACATCGAAATTCTTGATGGTGGTAACGGTGCTCTTGCACCAACAGTACTTGAAACTTGGGAACTCTATGGTTGCTTCTTACAGCAAGCAAACTATCAGACACTCAACTATGGTACAAGTGATCAAGTAACAATCGCATTGACAATTCGTTATGACAACGCAATTCAGTCACCACTCGCTTCTGGCGTTGGTGCAAGTGTTGGTCGTGCGTTCAACGGTTCTACTGGTATCGCAACAGGTATCGGTGGACAGACTTAATTAAGGTCATAGGTTAATATGGCCGGGTTTGTACAAAACCTTCTAAAAGACGCTGCCGGAGCATTCTTCGGCAGCGACTACCTTAGAGATTATACTCACGCTTCTAAAACCTTTAGGACTAATTCTTATCAGAATGCTCCTAAATTCAAATTCCTTTTCCACGTTTACTTTGAAATCGATAGAGATGCATTTTTGGGTTTTAACGGCGGCAGAACCGGCACCAATGTAAGTTTTGATACTAATTTTGGTATTTTAGTTAAAGACGTAAAACTTCCGTCTTATAGTATGAATACTGTTCAACTTAATCAGTATAATCGTAAAAGAATTATTCAAACAAAGATTAAGTATGATCCAGTAGACATTACTTTCCATGATGACAATGGTGACACTGTTAATGGTCTTTGGGAAGCATACTATCAATATTACTATAACGATAGCAAAAAGCCTGGTGTAGTGTTTGCCGGTAAAAGAGGAGGCGGACAAGCGCCTACTGGTACTGGTGTTAATGATTACAATACTAGAAATACATATCAACCATCAATCACCGGAGATGATGATTGGGGCTTCAACAGTGTTTCTGCTACTGATAGTGAAGTTAAACTTCCTTTCTTTAAGAATATTACTATATTTGGTTTTAATCAACACAACTTTACTGCATATACATTAGTAAATCCTATTATTACTTCATTTTCGCATGACACATACAATTACAATGAAGGTAATGGTATCATGCAAAACAGAATGTCATTAGATTATGAAACAGTAGTATATAACTATGGTGCATTAGATGGTAGAGCACCGGGCGATATTGTCACTGGATTTGGTGATGTTGCAACATATGACAGAACAGAAAGCCCAATTGCTAAATTAGGCTCAAACGGTACTATCCTTGGTCAAGGTGGTTTGATTGACGCAGCCGGTGGTACGTTAGATGCTCTTGGTAAGGGAGATATTCTCGGTGCAATTAAAACTGCTGGCACTGCATACAATACATTTAAGAATACTAATCTTAAAACTGTGTTAGCAACTGAATTAACTACTGGATTACGTAATGCAACTTCAGGTACACCTAATGTAACACGTAATCAATTGTTTGACTTCCCTGCTCTTGGCGTACTACCAAGTTTAATCAATACTGCAAATGCTCCCGTAACGGCTGGCAGAACCGGACCCGCTCCTATTACACAAGAACCAGTAGCCGGTTCTCAATATAATGGGGAAAACTTAACTACTGTACCAAGACCTAGAATCGGTGGACGCGGCGGATAAATCGCCAAATTTGTAACAGATTAAAGTTGCATAAATAGTATTATGGCAACTATTCAACGACAAACAGATCAAACCGTACTCATTTACGACAACTTTTACAACATTAACCTTGTTGTAAACGCTGCCGACTATGATGTTGTGTATTCTTTTTTTAAGGGTGCATCAAAAAATTCTCAAATTGCAGGAAACTTTACTGTATTTCTTTTTAGAATCGCACAAGAAGCAAGCGTAAATGTACTTGAATTACTTGAAATCATTAAAGGTCAACCAAACAAATTACAAATGAACAAAGTCATTTGCTATTACTTGAACTCATTCAAATCTAAAACAGCGTTATATGGTATCAGTTCCGTACCTAGACCCAATGAATCTGTTCAAAGAAACATAGTGTTATGATATGGGTAATTGGGCACAAGGCTTCTTTCAACCAAAAAATCCTCAGAAATATGTAGGTAAACATAAGCCGAGATATCGTTCTGGTTGGGAACTTACCTTTATGACGTTCTGTGATACTAACAGAAACGTACTCTATTGGGCTAGTGAGTCAATGGCTATCCCTTATCGTCACCCTATTACGGGTAAACCTGCTAATTATATCCCTGATTTTTTCGTAATGTATGAAAATAAGTTTGGCAAAAAGTTGGCAGAAGTAGTTGAAATCAAACCCAAAAAACAAAGTTTAATTGAAAGCAAAGCAGCCAATGCTAAAGATCGTATGGTTGTTGCTATTAATCATGCCAAGTGGGCAGCCGCAATGGCCTATTGTAAAAGTCAAGGATTTTCTTTTAGAGTAATTACAGAAGATGATTTGTTTTACAATGGAAGAAAAAGAAAATAAATACTTGCATGACACGTAAATTAGAAGAACTTTTTGATATGGCAGCGGGCGAGAAGAACGACCTCACTGAACCACTGCCTGAACAAACACAAGAAGTAACAGCAGAAGCACTAAACAACTTAGAAAAGATTGAAAATGCTCTTCCGCAAGTTAAAGGTTTAGAAGCCGCTGATACTGAAATGGATGAACTTGCAACATTAGCAACATCTAGTTATAAAGACTTAATGGATTTAGGAATGCAAGTAGATAGTCGTTTTGCTAGTGAAATCTTTAACAGTGCAAGTAGTTTCTTAGGACATGCTATCACTGCTAAGACTGCTAAAGTTAATAAAAAACTTAAAATGCTTGACTTACAGTTAAAGAAAGCAAGTTTGGATCAAAAGAATTCATCTAAATCAGAAGAAATTGAGAACACACCGTTGGGAGAAGGCAAAGCCTTAGATCGTAATGAGTTGTTAAAGATGCTCAATGTAAAAACTGACAATAAATGATAAATATGTCATACGGGAAATCAAATATGAAAAGCCTTAAACAGTACATTACAGAAAGTGTTCATCTTTATGAATACACTATTAAAATCGCCGGTGAGTTCGATAAGAACTTCCTAGACCTATTTAAGTATAACTTAAATAAGTTTGATCCAGTTGAAATTGGTGAGCCAACTCAGACTCCTATTCAGAAGGACCCATATGGGTTTCCTAATCTGTCTAATCAGTCTGTAACTATCATTAAGTGCAAGTTTCGTTATCCAGCAACTGAGCCAATGGTACAGCAAATGGCACAATTACTTGGTCATCAAGTTGACTTTGTAAGATTGATTAGCACTAAGTTCAACGATAGCATCAATGCAGAAGTTGAAGGCTATGCTAATGAAGCAAGTCACAGCCCATTGTTAATGCACACTGAATTAGAAGAAATGCCTGGTGCTAAAGATGCATCAAAGGCTTATGGTGATTCATATTTGCAGAGCATTAAAGATCAGGCTCAAAAATCTAAAATGAATATTCCATATGCAGGTCAAAAGACTCCGGATGCATTTGATCCATTCAAACCATATTTGGATGACAAAAAGTTGGGCGACAATAGTCCAATGACTAAAATTTCTCGCCCCGCCAAACCTCGTACTGGCGCAATGGGTTAAACACTTAAAGGAATACAAAAATGAACTTCAAAGATATGCTCGAAAAGATTAGCCAGTTATCAGAGGCTACTGAAAAAACAAAGACAGGCACTAAGCACACTGCGGATGCAGGTGGCTATGGTCGTAGGTATGACGTTGACCAAGATGGTGAAGAAAAGAAAGATAAAGATCCTGCTGTAAAACGTGGTCGTGGACGTCCTGCTAAAGGCAGTGATGATACCGGCACTGTTAAGAAATATGACACTAAAGGTGTTGGTGATGTATTCGGCGGCGGCAAGAAGCCAAAGAAAGAAGTAGGCACTGTTTCTAAGAAGAATACTCTTAAAGATTGGTTCGAACATATGGAATCAAAGATGCTTGCAGAAGCAGAACAAGTAACTATGGAGCCAGCAAAGCAGAACACTCAAGTTATCAAGCAAGGTAGTAAAACAATAGGTACAGTTTCAAATCCACAGTTGGCTGCACAGATTAAGCAGTCAATTGGCAAGGGTGAAATGAGTCTTGCCGGTGACCAACTTGGTGAAGAAGAAGAAAATTACAGTGCTAAGAAAGCACGTGCTGGTAAAGATATTGGCAAGCCAGGCAAGAACTTTGCTAAGATTGCAAAATCAGCAGGCAAAAAGTATGGTTCTAAAGATGCAGGCGAACGTGTAGCAGGCGCTATTCTTGCTAAACTACGTGGCGCACATGAAAGCGTAGAAGAAGCAGAGATTCCATCATCATCAGGCGTAGATACTATTGGTGCAGGCTTAGGTGCCGGTCGTAGTCAAACTACACTTGAAGGTCGTGCTAAAGTAGGTGAGAAAAAGAAATTACCTTCAATGGCACACATTAAAAAAATGTGCAAAGACGGAAAGTCTGTAGCAGAAATTTGCAAAATGCATCCTGATTGTGATCAAAAAGAATTAAAACAAATGGTGGCTGATTGCAAAAAGACACTAGATGAAGCCTCAATGCCAATGAAAAAAGTCGATGGCAAAAGTGTCCCAGCGTTTGCGGCAGATGGCAAGGGTAAAAATGATTTAAAGAAAAAGAAGGCGGTAAAAGAAGGTATGAGCCATAGATTACAAGCGGCCCGTTTAGAGGGTAAAGCACACGGACTTAAGGGTCATTCACATTGCGGTAAAAATTATCAAGACATGGAAGAAGCACGTGTATATCACGAAGGCTACAAAGAAGGTCTAGATGAATGCTATGGTCAGATGCCAGTTCGAGGTCTAGTTGGTGAAGGTGATCCGGCAGCAACAGTTCCAGGCATGGATTCACAAGAAATGGAAACAATGACTACTATGGAAGACGATATGTACGAAATGGATAAAACTGCGTACATGAAGCAACAAGCAATCAAGACTCCAGGCAATACATTTAAAGCATTTGGTCAAACAATGCATGATAATGACGTTTTAGATGAATTTGCATTTGAAGCATGGGACAGAGAACTTAGCAATCTTCTTACCGAAGGTGAAGACAAGATTGAAGAAGGCATGACTGTTTCAATCAGTAAAGGTCAGCAAGGTGCTCCTGATTCAGTAAGCATTTCAGCACAAGATGCAGAAGCAGAACATCTACTAGCATTTGTAAAGAATGCAGGACTTGGTCTATTCGGCGATGACGCACAACACAGTGACTATGGCGCACCAAAAGGTGACAGTTCAGAAAAGAATGCACCAAGTGGTATTGAAGTAGTTGGCGATCATGACGGCATGATGGGTATGCTACAGAAATTATCAGGCATTCAGCAATCAGGTGATGCAGAAGCCTCTGATTATGCTGACGAAGAAGGTCACGAAGACTCATGTAATGAGTGCGGTGGCATGATGGAAGCCGGTCATTCATGTGGTTCAAAAGAAATGGTTGATGAAGTAGAATCAGAAGACCAAATGGAATTTGAAGTAGCAGAAGCAAACGCCCCTGACTCAGGTGAAGCAGAAGAGCGTGATGAAGAAACAACTGACGCTACACGTGATGCAGCCTTAGCAACAGCCGCTAGCCGGAACTTTGCTAACACTGATGCACCAGTCAGTGAAGAAGAAGTTGACGAAAGCGCACTACAAGCATACTTAGGTAATAAAAAGTATGGAAAAGAAGGTATGGACGCATTGCGTAATGCAGGTCGTGAACATGCTAGTAAAGAAAAAATGGCAAATATTCGTGCCAAATATGACAAACTAGATGAAGAAGACGAAGATGACAAAGAAGTAAAAGAGGCTTATACATTTGAAAATATGTACAAGAAAATTGCAATGTTGTCAGAAGAGTCAACTTCTGAAAAAGATGACAAGGCAGAAATAGCCGCTAAGAAAGTCGCTAAAGATATCGAATATGACGAAGATCATAAGGGCAAAGATGACAACCGTGCTGAAAAAGCCGGCGAAAAGGTCAAGAAAGATATCGAATACGATGATAAGAAAGACAAGAAAGAAAAGATTGATGAATGGGCAAACGAAGCAGGACCTGATAAAAGAGGTACAGAGGCTTCATTTGAAGAAGATATTGACTTTATGATGAATGTTATTAGTGGTGGATTGAATAAGCGTAAGTCAACTGGTCAAACAACAGTTCCTGTTGTTGCTAGTCAATTAAATCGCACTGTATCGCACAACACTACTGATATCAACGAGTCAGTAAATCAATGGAAGAAGTTAGCAGGCATTATCAAGTAAAAACAAACACATTGTTTTAAATACCCGGCTTTAGTCGGGTATTTTTTTGGCTGGACTACTTTAATCCAAAAACGATAAATACAAACATAAGGTGATTATAATATGGCGCAACGTAACATTGATTTTGGAACATTTCCAGACGATCCAGATGCAGATGCTATTAGAACCGCATTTCAAAAAGTACAAGAAAACTTCTCAGAACTTTTCGGTGGACTTCAAGACCAAGCGGTAATTTCAGTTAATAGAACTTCTGGTGCAGGTATAACAGTAAACTCTCCTACGGGAAACGTAGTAGTTACTGCTAATATTGCTTGTGTACAAGTACACACAAGTACTCTTAGCATTGGTAGAGATTCGAATGGTTCGCAAGATACCTCAATTACCAGTTCATCACAGGTTTTATGGGTCGATCTTCCTGCAAACATTGCAAACGTAGCAAACATTTACTTAACAGGTAACTTGTATGCAAATACTATTACTTCAAATTTACAGTTAAATGGTAACGTTGGAAACTTCAGTGGCAATTTAACTGCGTCAAATTTAATTGCTAACTCAAGACTAGTAGTAACTGGCAATGCTAACGTAGGTAACTTGGGAACAACAACAGGTATCTTTACTGCTAACGTAGATGCAGTAAATTTCAATGGTACTAATGTAGTTGCTACTGGAAATGTATCAGGTTCTAGTGGCATCTTTGTTGGAAATATTTCAGCAGGTAATGCTAACTTAGGTAATTTAGTTACTGCTAACTATTTCTCAGGTGATGGTTCAAACTTATCTAACGTAGTTGCTGTCGCAGGTAATAAAATTGAAAATGGCGGAAGCAACGTAGTTGTAACTTTGAATGGTAACGTAACTACAACTGTTAATGGTTTTGTTGTTGAAGTAGTTACTACTGGTGGCGTCAATGTTACTGGAACAGGCAACTTCACAGGAAGTCTTACTTCAGTAAATGCTAACTTAGGCAATAGTGTAACAGCAAATTATTTTGTTGGTAACTTATACGGCGCAGCCAATACAGCAACTAGTGCATCAACTGCTGGTACAGTAACAACCAATGCTCAACCTAACATTACATCAGTTGGAACACTGACTTCATTGACTGTATCAGGGAACGCAGGTGCAGGTAATGTTAACGCTGTTGGAGGTGTATTCACTTATGTGTCCGGTGATGGTGGAAATCTCAGCAACATCACAGGTGCTAATATTACTGGCGCTGTTGCTTTTGCAACTACTGCCAATGCAGTAGCAGGTGCTAACGTATCCGGTGAAGTAAACTATGCGGCTAATGCAAATAGTGTTGCAGGTGGAAACGTATCTGGTGCTGTTGCATATGCAACTACTGCTAATAGTGTAGCCGGAGCAAATGTTTCAGGTGCAGTTGCTTTTGCAAATACTGCAAATGCAGTAGCCGGCGCTAATGTTAGCGGTACTGTTGCTAATGCAACATATGCTGTAACAGCAGGAACTGCTAATTCAGTAGCAGGCGCTAATGTCTCAGGTGCAGTATCATTCGCAACAACAGCAAATGCAGTAGCGGGTGCTAACGTAAGCGGCGAAGTAGCAAACGCAACATTTGCAACAAGTGCTGGCACAGCAAACAGTGCAACTGTAGCGGCAAGTGCAAACGCAGTAGCCGGAGCAAATGTCTCAGGTGCAGTATCATTTGCAACAACAGCAAATGCAGTAGCAGGGGCTAACGTATCTGGTCAAGTAGGAAACGCATTAGTTGCAAGTACTGTGTATACTAATGCTCAATCAAATATCACTTCAGTTGGAACTTTGACTTCATTAGCAGTTACCGGTAATACTACATCAGGTAATCTTTATGCTAACTCAGGTACAATCGGGGCTTCATTACTAACTGGTACACTAACTACAAATGCACAGCCAAATATTACATCAGTGGGTTCATTGGCATCATTGACAGTTACAGGAAACATTGGTGCAGGTAATATTAACGGTGGAAATCTTGTCAGTGCTAGTTTCTTTAGTGGTGATGGTAGTGGATTATATAATTTACCTGTTAGTGCCGGTACATTTATTAACAACGGTAATAGTAACGTTTGGTTAGATGCTAATGCTAATCTTAATGTAACTATTGCAGGTACGGCTAATGTAATGCGGGTTACTAGTACCGGAGCCAACATTACTGGCACATTAAACGTTACAAGCAATGCTAATGTAGGTAACTTGGGTGCTACTGGTGTAGTTGCTACTACTATTGCCGGTTCATTAACTACAGCAAGTCAACCAAACATTACATCATTTGGTACATTGACCGGACTTAATGTAGCAGGTACAAGTAACTTAGGTCCAAACAGTAATGTTATTATCACCGGTGGTAGTAACAATCAATTCTTATTATCAGATGGCACAGGTGGTGTCAAGTGGATTACTCCTGCAAACGTAACCACTGCACCCGGTGCTAATACAAATATTATCTTTAACGATAATGGTAGCATCAATGCAACATCAGGATTAACATTCAATAAAACTACTAGTGCGTTAAGCGTAACTGGCAATGCAAACGTTGGCAACATCGGAGCAGCCGCAGGTGTGTTCACTACTGTAGCAGGTTCGTTGACTACAGCAAGTCAACCAAACGTCACCTCAGTTGGTACACTAACAACATTGGGTGTAAGTGGAAATATCACAGCAGCCAACATCACTGCTAACTCTGGTGTATTCACTGGCAATGGTAATGGATTAACTAATATTCCGGGTGCTAATGTAACTGGAACTGTGGCAAACGCAACTTATGCAACAAGTGCAGGCACTGTAACAACTAATGCTCAGCCTAACATCACATCAGTTGGTGCATTGACTTCATTGATCGTGAGTGGAAATCTTAACGCAGGCAAAACAGCAATTTCAGCAGGAACAGTAACTTCTAATGTTCACGCATTAACTGTATTACAAACTTGGAATAACGCAGGTGTACAGTTTAGTGCAATTGAGGTAGATATTACTGACACCGCATCATCTGCAAACTCATTGTTATTAGATTTGCAAGTTGCAAACGTAAGTAAATTTGCAGTAAGTAAAGAAGGCAACATATTCTATTCCGGTGTAATCACGGGTAATGGTTCAGGTCTAAGTGCAATAGCCGGTGCTAATGTATCCGGTGCTGTATCTAGTGCTACAAGCGCAACTACTGCTGGAACAGTAACAACTGCGGCACAAGGTAATATTACTTCAGTCGGTACACTAACAAGTTTAGCAGTAACTGGTAATATTAGTGCAGGTAACGTAAGTGCTACGACATTCACTGGTGCATTATCAGGTGCGGCAACAAGTGCAACTACTGCTGGTACAGTAACAACTGCG